TGTATGCAGAATCACAGATTATTTATTCTGGAAATGTTAAAGAATCTGGTGATATCTTTATTATTAGAAATGAACAACCTAAGATTTTAATTGAAAATAAAGACTATAAAGCTAAGGTTGACCAATTAGAAGTTGATAAATTTATTAAAGACCTTAAAACACAAAATTGTTCGGGTATATTTTTATCACAGAGAAGTGGTATTGCTAATAAAAACCAATATGAAATAAATTTTTACGGTAATAATATTGGTATTTATATTTCAAACGTTGAATATGATACTGACCGTATTCAAATAGGTATAAATATGATAGATGATATTAAAAAAATTATGAAAGAATCAAATAATGATGAAACCGATGATGAAGTCACTTTAGATAAAAATGTTTTTGAATTAATTAATAAAGATTTTGGAACATTTATTAATCAAAAATTAAAACATATCAAATCTATTAAAGAAGTTTCAACCAAACTTATCAATGAAGTCAATGAAATGAATTTACCAACATTAAATACCCTATTAACTACTTATTATGGTTCTAATATTTCATCTCAGTTTATTTGTAAAACTTGCGGTTTTGTTGGAAAAAATGCAGGCAGTTTGGCATCTCATAATAAAAAACATATAATTTAAAATAAATGTTAAAGGTAATGGATGAAGAACCACCCCCACAAGCATCACAAGCACCACTTCCTGAATTAAAACTTCCATATTACGAACATTATGACCCAAGAATTGAAATTACACCTGAATATGCTTCTGAAATAAAAGATAGAATGTTATCAAAATTTTGTTATAATTTAACAGAAGAAATAAACGAATTTATACAACTTATTACTTATAATAAAGAAACAGGTCACCAATTTCAAAAATATTATAGAAATTTATTAACAAAAATGTATGTTTATTTTAAACATCTTAGGTTTCGGGGAACTGAACTTGCGCCTTTAAATTTTATGGAACTTAGAATGTTAAAATTTTTTGATGAAAATCAAGGAAATTGTATATTCGATAAACTAGTTATATTAACTAATGATGAAAAATATACTGGGGTAGACACTGGTGAAGGAGTTTTTGTTTTAGTAATAAATGATATTGATTTAGAAGAACTTAAAAAATTAATAAATACCTGTGAAAAAAATGTAATAATGTTAGTAGGAATACATAAATGGGAAAGTAGACATAGAAATTTACTTATACTTTCTAAAAATGGTATAGAAATAATAGAACCTAATTATAATTCAGAATACGAACAAAGTAATGAATTATTTGGATATAAAGATTTTGCGGAAAAATTAGGTCTTCCGATAAAATATAAAAAAATTGAATGCTTAAAGCATCACGGAGGTATGTGCACTTTAATGGCTACTCTTAATTTTTATTATCCTAGTTATTTTGATTTTCCATTTGCAAGACAAAAAGTTGCAGAATATCTTCTATGGGAACTTGATAATATAAATAAGTGTGTTTTATCATTTGGTAAAAGTAATAATTTTAAAATTAAAGATGTAATTCTTGATATAAAATATCTTTTACTATTAAAATGAATATATTATAAAATGAATATTACAGATTTAATTAATATTGCAGGAAATGACCATATTTGTAAACAAATAATGAAACGTAAACCAGATATAGAAAAAGAATATCTTTACAGTAAAATGGAACCATTAATTTTTAAAACAAACTTTATCATAAAATTAAATGATTTTCCATATAACTTAGAAAAAAATATTATACATTATGTTTTATGGTTAAATGATATTTATCCAAATAATATAATTCAAGATATAATAAATCAAGAATTTGAAGGATACCATACAGTTGTATGGTGGGTTAATGCTGAAAATATACGCTCTATAAAAAATATTTATCACGCTCACATATTTGTTAAATAAAGTTAAATTAAAATATAAGTTTTAATTAAAAGTAATGTTTAATATGAATGGTCCACCACGAGGTTATAATGTTACAAACGACCAATCAAGTTATGACCTTGTTTATAAAGATATAATTATTAGTTCTACTTTAGGAACACCTAACACCGATTTAACTAAATTTAGTTATATTTTAGGAACTGATAACATTAATAAAATTTATAAAGCAGAACTTGTTAGTGCAACTGTTAAATTTAATACAGCAATTAACACAAATGTTATTAATCAAACTTTAATATTAAGTATTCCACAATTAAATTATAATACTTATAATATTGCTGGAAATGTTCCTACAGGAAATATTGTTGGAATTTCTAATCCAGTTTATAATCAAGATTATGTAAATGGGACCACTTTTGTTCCTCGCCAAGTAAATGGGTTATATAATAATCAAGGAACTTTTTTAACACAAGGACAGATATTCTGTCAAATACCTGATAATTGTACTCCACTTACTCCAGGTGGTCTGACAACTAATAATATTATTAGTTTATTAATAGGTGCTAAAATGTATGATTGTACACAATACTACAATCCACCTTTAAGTAAAATTAATAAAATAGATATAAATTGGTTTGATATTATTGGAAACCCAATTACTGTTGATTCATCAGGTGCATCTGGAACTATTAATAGTTTTTATTTTACTCTAAGGATACACTACTTTGAAAAGAGAAATAACAATTCTTCTTTTTCAAATAGTGTATTTAATTATGTTGGAGCTGGAACAGAAAATAGTATATTTAAGCCTATGAATTCTTAATTTTAAATTTTTCTGGATTTAAAAAAGCATTCCAACCAGAAGAAACGTGACAATGTTCCATTGATTCAGGCTTTTCAGATATCATAACACCATCGTCATTTGAATAAATAACTTTTTTTATACGATATTTTATCATAGTTTCTAAACAATGATTACACGGCCTTGAATTTTTTAAATCACCGTCCTTACCAAATCTAATAACAATTATTATATAATTACTAAGGTCAATTACATCCTTAACTTTTATTTTTTGTTGCTTTAATATCTTATACAATACATCCATTTCTGCGTGTGTTGAATAACATATACACTCACCATTATAAGAATTACGAAGACTATTACTACCTATAAACATTTTTTTACCATTACGATATATACCAGAATAATGATGATGATACTTTCCTGAATCAATTGTATTTATACAATTTATTAAATTATTGATTATCCTCAAAGACATTTTAAATTTAATTGTTTCTTTTAATTTTATATTTTATTAGTTTAAATGAACTTCAGTTTTTTTAATAAATCATTACCACAAAAAGATTATTTACCAGATTCTATTTATACTGTTTGTGAAGCAAATGAAGATTCACCGTGCACTATTTGTTCTAATAATTTATTTAGCCCAGTAGTTAATGGATACGTTCACGATATTCAAAGAGCTAAGGTTTTTTGTCCTTTTGGTGCAGGTGAAACAATGAATAAAAGTATTTATAATGACCAGGCATTTCTTAATAATCTTAATAATTTACCAGCTACTACGTGGGGACGTGTTCCACAACTTACACCTCGTAGTTTATCAAAAATTGGTTTAGAATGGAGAACAAGTTAAAAAAAAATAAAAGTTAAATTTAAGAACTTGTAAACTTTTATGAATAAAATAATTATAATTATTTTTATTTTTATTTTTATTTTTATTTTTTATTATTATAAAAAAGATAATTTTTATAATATTCAAGAACAACTCCAAACTGAAAAAGATCTTTATTTTAGACCACATACAATTAATAATGTAGTTCCAGCCAATAAAAACGTAAGTATAACATATAACGACATTTCAAATTTATTAAAAGAACTTATTAATATCAATGGTCCACCTGGAGGAGCAAATGTCAATGTTACTCAAAATAAATATGATCTTTTATTCAAAGACATTCTTGTTTCTTCTGATAAAAGAAATATAACTAAGTATCCAAATCCAAATAACTATAATATTTATCTTAATTTAAATATAGATAAAATTTATAAAGCAGAATTAATAGATGTTTATATTCCAGCGGCAACAGATGATTCTGTAAATATTCCTACTTTTGCTAATAGACTTTATTTCACTTATACAGGAACTTTAACAGTTACAGGCTATATATTTATACAAGCTGGGACATATATGAGTCCAGATAGTATAGCAATAGAACTTACAAGACAATTTTGTATAATTCTTACAGGTGCTGGTATTGTTGTTAGTAAAACGGTTGGTGTATCTGTAATTTATGATAAAAATTTAAATAGATACATAATTAAAGATCGTGATATTAGCATACCAGGAACTCTTATCATTTATGGTGAAAATGGTTATATCATTGGTAGTATTACAGTAACAAATTCAATAACTCAATTATTAATGTTAGAAGATAATATTTATGTCTCTGGACCTAAGTATATAGATAGCACTATAGACGGCACACTTTACATTAGAACAGCAGTTTTAGGTGATTATGGAGAATTTAATGGAATACCGGTTCCACTTAATGCAGAATGTCTTTTTAGTAATTGTATTATTTCAGATGTTGTTCTTACACATTGTAAATTATATTTAAGTTTGGGTAAATTAAATGGAAATACGTGTAATATTGTTTCCAATCAAAATGAAATAAATACTGGAAATGTTCCACAGGTATTTTGTCAAATACCAAATAACACTTGTGTTAGTAGTGCCGCTGTTAAAACATTATTAAACCAACCTCATAATTTTAGTGCTATTCAATTTTATAATCCACCTATATCAAAAGTAAATAAATTAGATATTAAATGGTATACAGATGATGGAACATTAGTTAGAATATTAGACCACTGTTTTACAGTTCGTATTTTTTATTTTCAAAAAAGAATTGATACAACTGATTTTTCTTATCCAATTCCATAAAAAATAAAATAAGTAAGTTATTTTAAAGAATGATTAATTGTAATATTTTATTAATAATATTAGGTGTTATAATAACAATTTTAATTATTATTTTACTGGTTACTAAAAGCACCTTTGGAGGACCATATGACGATACATATGCATCAGCTGGTTGTATGAGAGACAACCGAAGTTTTCCAGAAGGAAATGTCCCAGGAAGTTGGTTAGGAATGACAACTGCAGAAAAAAATAATTTAATTTACCAAAATAATTTAACTAATTTTGTTCAAAATGGATCAACTAATAAATAAATGTAAATTTAAATAAATTTAAAGTTAAAACATCGTTTTTTATTAAAGAAAATGGAAATACCAATTGATAATTTTAATTTTAAATCATTAACAGATGTTATTGAAATTTCAAAAAAATATAAATCAAGACGTAAAAGATCTAGGAGTGAACATCAAATGTCTTATAATTTAGATATGGAAAGATTAAGTGATTGTATAGAACCATTAGAAAAATTGAATAATCTGATTGGTATGGAAGATATTAAACAAAATATTATAGACCAAATATTATTTTATGCTCAAGACCTTAATACCAATGAGATGATGCATATTTGTTTAACAGGTCCACCAGGTGTTGGTAAAACAACAGTTGGTAAAATACTTGCAGAATTATATTGTAGTTTAGGATTTTTAACAACAGATAAATTCAAAGTAGTAGGCCGTTCAGATCTTATTGGAGGTTATTTAGGTCAAACGGCAATTAAAACTAAAAAAGTATTAAAAGATTCTATTGGTGGTGTTTTATTTATTGATGAAGCATATTCATTGGGAAGTGGTAAAAATGATGATGATAGTTATGCAAAAGAATGTATTGATACTATTAATCAGTTTTTATCGGAAAATACTTCTGAATTTATTATGATTATTGCTGGATATAAAAATGAATTAGATCGTTGTTTTTTTAATATGAATCCAGGTTTAAAAAGACGGTTTCCGTGGGTATATGATTTAAAAAATTATAATGTTAAAAATTTAAAAGATATATTTATTTATCAAGTTAAAGAAAATAATTGGGATTTTGAAGAAAATTTTGATTTTAATTTATTAGATTCAATTTTTAAAGAAAATTCATTTAAAAATAATGGTGGTGATACACTAACATTATTTGATTTTTCAAAAATTTGTCATTCAAGAAGAGTTTTTGGTAAAAAAAGAAAATTTAAAAAGAAATTAAATTTAGAAGATATATCTAGTGCAATGGTTATAATTAAAAAAAAGAATCAAACTAAACCAGATGAACCTCCTTATGGAATGTATATTTAATTTAATTTTTTTTTACAAAATTTAATTTTAAATTTACAAAATTAAATTTTACAAAAATAAAATACTTTAAATTTTAAATAAAAGATAAAAGTAAAATGGAATCATCACTTGTTAAACTTAATATTGAAGATTTATTAAATTGTATAAATGGAAAAGATTCTGAAGGAAATGATTTAAAAGTTAAAATTCCACCACATAAAAAAGTAAAAGATGAATTTAATAAATTTATCAATCACGAAATATCTCAAAGAAGGAAAAAAAGTTCAATAAGTTCTATGAGAAGTTTTCATAATTTTATTAAAAAACAATTATTATTGGTAATTGTTAAATTAATTCATTCAAAACAAATTAATTTACTTGATATAGCAGTTGGTAGAGGAGGTGATATGTTTAAATGGAATGAAGTAGGTATTAAAAATGTATTTGGTTTTGATAAAAATGAAGCATCTATTAATTCTATTAATCCATTTGATCAAGGTGCAAAAGAAAGATTACGTATTAATCCTTTAACAACTCGTATTCATTATGAAGTTGGTGACGCTATGAACCCATCACTAGAATTATTTAATAATATTAATGAATTTAATTCAAAATTTCCAATAAATATTATTAGTTGTCAATTTGCAATGCATTATTTTTTTAAAAGTGAAGATTATTTAGACATTATTTTTAAAGTATTTACACAATTTTTAAAACCTGGTGGATATTTTTTTGGAACTACTATAGATGGTAATAAAATAAAAGAAAATCTTAAAATAAAAAATACTTTATTTGAAATAAATAAAACAAAAATTGAAAATGAATATACATTTAAAATTAATGATACTTTTGATAAAGGAAATTATTTTAATTCAACTGGTGAATCTACTGAATACTTTGTAGATTTTAATAAACTTATAAGTATAGCTACTAAATATAAGTTAAAACCAGTATATTTAAATTTTTTTGAACCTAATGGTAATACATATACGATTAATAGAGACAAACTTTATAAAGAAAGTTTTGTTTCATTTGAAGATATTTATAATCTTTCAAATCACGGTAAATGGAAAGGAAATTTAAGTTCAGATGAAATAGTATTAAATAGTCTTTACAGCACTTTTGTTTTTGTTAAAATATAAAAAAATAATGGAGCAAAAACTGCAAAAAAACACCACATTGCTCCAATAACACCATCTGATTTATATATAAAATAACTTGCAAAAAAAGCAAAAAATAAATCTATAATTTTATATTCAGGTATATTAACTGTATAACATAAATAGCTTGTAAATAAACCAAGTATAAATGTAATTAAACTAACTTCTTTTGAGAAACGCATAACTTAATTAAACAATCTAAATTTTTTTGAATTAAATAAATTCAAATTAAGATTTGAATGAAATAAATTCAAATTAAGATTTGAATGAAATAAATTCAAATTAAGATAAATGAATCTTTTTTTTTTAGACATAGACCCAAAAAAATGTGCGATTTATCATTGTAATAAACACGTTGTAAAAATGCTTTTGGAAATAGTTCAAATGTTATATACAGCACATCATATGTGTAAAACTGTTGAATTACCTATTGATTGTTATAAAAAACATAGTCCCAAACACCCAACAGTTATTTGGGTTAGAATAAATCAATTTAATTATATGTATGCTGCTAAACTAGGTTTATTTCTTGCAGAAGAATATACTTTTCGCTACAATCGTGTGCATTCTTGCGAAAAACATATTATTTGGTTAAATCAAAATTTACCAAACTTTAAAACTGAAACTTATAATAATAATGTAACATTAGTTATTAATAAAAAATTTGAAGAACTTGGAATGACACCTATACCTTTGGCAATGCCCGATGAATCTAAAAGAAATGAACCAATAAAAAGTTATCGTAAATATTATATAAATAGTAAATCACATTTTACTAAATGGACTAATCGTCTTTCCCCTTGGTGGTTTCATTCAAAATGTAATTAACATTTAATTCATTAAATTTAGTTATAATATTTTCAAATTTAACTACAGTAACTGGATCAGTTGCATAAGTTGTTTGGAGATTTAATAACCCTATTTTTGATTTATCCATTTCTGTAAAAATTTTTGTAAGTAACCATTTAAAATTAGGATATTTTTTTAATTTTAATATTAACACATTTATGTTTTTAATAAGGTCTTTTAAATAAATTATAATTATATCACGAGAAGATTTATTTATCCATCTTATAATACTTTGAAATAAAACTTTATCAATTTGAAGATGTCCTTTGTGGATACTTAGTTTTTCATTTACCTGTATCATACTTATTATTTTTAAATTTGTTATTATATTATCAAGATTATCAATATTTTCTTCAATTTCCATTAAAGTAAAATATATATAATTTATAATAAGTTTTTTTAAATGAATAAATATGATTCACTAGAAATTTCAAATGAACTTAAAAGAGATATTCTTGTTAATTTAATAGAACCTAGTTATAAATCAGATATTGCTTCAAGTTTAAATTTAAAAAAAAAATTTAAATTGTTTGGTCTTACGTTTGAAACACTTTCTAAATTATTTTTAGGTATTGCTAGTATAGCTTCATTTGCTTCGGGCATTTATAAATACCAATTACTTTCATTTTTTGCAGGAACTAGTTCAGTTATAAGTTTAGTTTTATTACAATATTCTAGTTTTAGTTATCGTGAAAGTAAAAAAATAACTATAGAAATTAATAATACATTAAAAAAATTAAATATAATAAGTATGCCAATTGTCCCAGATGATAATTCTAATGCAGATACTACTGAACCAATGACACCTCCACATTTAGAAAAAATTTCAACAAAAAAATAAAAGTAAAATTAAATTAAATTAAATTAAATTAAATTAAATTAATTTTACTTTTAAATGAATCTTAAAGATAAAATAATTAATTGTATAAATCAAGTAATAATGGAAAAAGGGAGAACTCGTTTTTTTTCAGATTGTTTAGAACATAGTTTTACTAAAATAAAATTTCCACTTGGTATAAATGGAACAGTTGTTTATCCATATCCAGATGCACCTGTAACTAAAAAAGGAGACGACTATTATGTTAAAGACCTTGAAGTAATGACAGGTGAAAATTATAATTTATATACAACACCAAAATCAGGTAGAGACCGTTTAATTAAAGAAACTTATTTAGTTCCTGAACCACCTATTGGTTGGTGGGTATCTGAAAAATTTGATGGCCAACGTGCAGTTTGGGATGGTGCTAAATTTGTTAGTAGAGGAAGTGGAACTGGTGACCCTAGGGTTTATCCTTATGTTCCAAGATGGTTTATTGCTTTAATGCCTCCAAGCATAGCTTTAGATGGAGAATTATATATTGCACGTAATTCATTTTCAGAAACAACAAGTATTTTAAAAACTAAATTAAAAACAGAAGAATTAGATATTCGTTGGACTAAAATAAAATTTGTTGTTTTTGATGTTTTAAACGATAAAATTTATACTGAAAGAAAAGAACTTCTTAAAAAAATAGTCCAAGAACGTTGTAATTTATGGGAAAATATCAGTCTTCCACTTTATCTTAATAAAGGTTCTTGTCCTTTAGTATTTACAGAACAACAGCTTATTACATCAAAAGAACAATTAATGAAAATATATAATAATTTAACATCACAAGGAGCAGAAGGTGTTATGATAAGAGCTAACGTTCCTTATATACCAAGAAGATCTAAATTTATTTTAAAAATGAAATTAGAAGATGACACCGAATGTATAATTCAAGGTCCCCATAAACCAGGAGAAGGTAAATATAAAGGTAATCTTGGATCATTTAGATGTGTAATGCCTAATGGAAATGTTTTTTATGTAGGTGGTATGGATGATAATATAAGAAAAAATTATAAAATTACTCATCCCGATAATACAGTTATAACATATATTTTTAATGGACTTACAAAAGATGGAATTCCAAGACACCCCAGATATAAAGGAATAAAAGAATAAATTAAAATAAAAGATTTTAAATTAAAATATAAGTTAAATTTAAATGGATAATATTCTAAATATTGTTAGAAATAATCCACTTATTATAAGTTGTGTAATTTTAGTTTTATTTGTTATAGTTGTTGTTTTAGGAATTAAAGCTTTTTCTAAATCATCAAAATCATCATTTGATAACGTTCTCAATAATATGAACCTTACAACAATTCCACCACAAGCATTTCCATCTTTAGATGCACAGGATTCAGGTGGTATAAATTTATCAAATCCAGAAGTTCCAGAAGAAATTGGTTTAGCAATGAAATATCCACAAGGTGATGGTGTTAGTATGAGTCCATCTGATTCTAATTCATTTTATCCAAATAAACCTGGTCCATTATTAACAAGTTACCAAGGTCCAGAATCTTATGGAGAATCTAGTTTAACAAATCCTTTAGGTGATACTGGCGCTGATCAAGGTGCACGAGTATTAAAAATTAAAAGCACTGGAAATCAACTTAAATATAAAGCAATAGATGAATCATTAAATAAAAGTTATGCATCTGCATATTCAGATGGAGGAGTTCAAAATGGTAATACTTTAATTAATAATGCAAAACCGGTAAATTATGATGATAATTTTAATCCAGAAAATAATATGATGATTCAAACATCACCTGGTCAAGAAAGCACACTTACAAACTGTGAAAGTACATATCCAAATGTAGTTAAATACAAAGATTTTTGTATTACAGCAGGAGATATTCCTTATGGACAAATAGTTGATAATAAAGTAAACCCAAGACTTGTATCACGGTGGGAATCATTTACAGGAGATTATTCCCGTGAAGATGCACTAGAACCTATAGATGGTGTTCTTTATCCAAATCTTAATGTATTAAAAGTTCAATAAAATAAAATAAAGTTAAAGTTAAATGAATAAATTTATAATTTTTGTAATTGTTATTATAATTTATGAGATAACAATTTGTATGATAAGAAAAATGAAAAGAAAAATATATTATAAAAAAGCTGTAAAAAGAGCGAAAGAAACAAATAAAAAACTACTTGTTATAGGAGATCCATACAACGGAATTGCATCGATAACAACTGGTTTAGATTATAATTGTGGAAATTTATGTATTGATTTAACAGGATGTCCAAAATGTGATAATGCAATTAAAGGAAGATTAGAAGATATAATACCAACATTAAATTTAAATGAATACGTAATTTATATTAGCTGTGTATTAGAATACCTTGATGATTTACCATTAGTAATGAGTTACCTTAATAAAGTAAATAAAAATGACCTTTTTATAGTTAATGTAGAATGGTATAGTTTAATGGCTTATTTTTATCCTTATTATTTAACAGATGAAAGACCTCCTAACTATATAAATAGTTTTATGGGTTATATTAAAAACCCTTTAAATTAAATTAAAATAATACATTATGTTACAATTTTAATTCAATTTTTTAATTTAATTTTTAATTTTTTAATTTTTTTAATTTATAAAATGTCTATTATACAATTGGTTTATTTTTTCTGGAGTTCAAGATTCCTCTGTAAGTTCGGATGTTTTCTTTTTTACCATAATCTTCTTTTTAAGAACTGGTGTTGGTACTGGTTCAGCTACTGGCTCGGCTACAACAACTACTGGAGCTACTGATTTTTTAGGAGTTTTAACTGCATCGGGATCCTGAATATAATGATGTTTTAAATATCTCTGAAGATTAAAATAGGTTACATCTTCAGATGGATTACCTAAAAGTGCCCTAAGAATTTTTGCCTGAGGACGGTCATCAAGAACAAACTTTTGCTTATTAGAAGGATCTGATAAATCATTAGACTTGACAAATCCAGAAACACCTTTTGTAACTTCATTACGAGGAACAAATGTTCCTGGAGGAACACCAAGAAACTTTGCAAGTTCATCAGTAATAGCCACAGGTTTAGTAATACCTGAAGGAAGGGCGTTTGCAGAACGCTCTGTTTTAACACGAGAACGTTTATTACGAAGTTTTTCAAGCTCTTTTGATTGCTTATCTGTATCTTTAAGAACAGCACGAATAACATTCATAACATTCTTCATACCAGCTACTTGGTCATTAAGATTTAAAAGAATAGATTTTAACATATCACTTGATGATACATCGGTTTTAGTAACAGTTTCGGTTTCAGTTAAAGCTGACATTCTTTTTACTTGGATACTTTAATTAATTGTAGGTCTTTAAGTAAATTTTAAATAACTTCTGTTATTAAGATACATTTAATCAATGAATCCTACACTTTTATTTTTATCTGCGTGTATTCCAGCGAGATTATTACTTGTTTATATTAGCACTATAATCCCACAAGATAAACTTAAATATTTTGGTATTCCTTTGATTTTAGTTTCTTTAGGATTTTTGTTTCTTTATTTTACAAATGGACGTTTAAATGCACCTGAAGCGGGTGGTATAACTTGGTGGTCCAATTTAAGATTAATACACGGATTATTTTATTTAGCAGCGTCAATTTATGCATTTCAAGGTAAACCATTTGTTTGGATTCCATTAAGTTTAGATGTCATCTTTGGGTTTATTGTATTTATTTTACATTTAAAACAGGTTTAAAGAAATACATATTATAAGAGTATCTAAGCAAAGGTCAAAGTCAAACAACAATCAAAATGGCATCAGTTCTCACTGCTTCCAACTTTTCAGTTGACACAATTAACTTTGGAAAACACAAACCAAACGTAAATGGAGGATACAATATTGAAATTACTATTGGTACCAATACTACCGATGAGATACTCATTCAGACTCCCAAGATGCGTGCACCTTTTGGAATTTCAACAGATAAGACCAATCCCTTCAAGAAATCTCTGGATGTTTCCTTTCAGGGTATTGAAAATAACCAGGCAATCAAAGCTTTTCGTGATATGGCTGAAAAAGTTGATGTAATGGTTATTGACTATGCTCTCAAGAATTCTGAGACTTTTTTTAAGAAAAAACTTACACGTGAAGTAATTGCAGAATATTATTATTCTGGAATCAAGCTTTCCAAAAAGGAACAATACTCTGATACTTTCAAGTTTAAGATTCTTTTTTTGAAACCAAACCCAGAAAAGAAACTTCCCAATGGTAAGTATCTTACCAGCTTCTGGAATATCAAGGGCGAAGAACAAACTGAAGATTATCTGGACAAGGGAGATTCAGTGCTGGCACTTATCAAGCCACAGATGCTCTGGGTTGCTAATCGCAGTTTCGGAGTTACTTGGGTTTCTACTCAAGTGCGTATTCATAAACAACAGAAAACAACTGGATACGCATTCAAGAAAACTGGAGACTCCGACGATGAAGTTGATGAAATTGTAACATCAGAAGAGGAAGTTGAAGTTGAGGAGGAAGAAGTTGAAGTTGATGCTTAAAAGTGGTAACTCTTTAAAAAATAAAAAATAAATAAAATAAAATAAAAAAATAAAAATAAAAATAAAAATAAAAAATAAATAAAATAAAAAAAAACTTAAATTAAATTAAATTACAAAAATTGTAGTTTAATTTAACTTAAAAATAAATGTAAATAAAAGTAAAGTAATGGAGGAACATTTATTAACAAGTATAGTAAGAGATGCTATTTTAAATAATTTTAGAAGAAATAATTCTATTGTAATAAGTAGATATTATAATAATCCTCCTCAAGGAGGGTATCAAATAAATGAAGAACACGAATATATTTTACCTGATAATGATGATATAAGTTCCATTGCTCTTTTAGAAGTTGTTAATTTATTTGGAAAGGAAAATAATTTATTTTTTAATCCTCTAAAAAAATTTAATCATTTAAAATTAAAAAAAATTAAAGAAAACGATCCTTTAATAAATACAGTATGTGCAATATGTTTAGAAAATTATAAAAAAAATGATTATTACAGAACTTTAACCTGTAATCATATATTTCATAAAAAATGTATTGACCGTTGGTTTAAAAATGAAGAAACTTGTCCTATGTGTAGAAAAAGTATTAAACTTTAAAATAAAATAAATGTAAATTATAATGGATTCTTTAATTGATGGTTTAAAAATTGGAACAAAAGATTATTTTACAAAAAGTCATTTTTCTAATATTGAAGATTTATATACATCTACCTTTGGTAAACGCAATAAAAATGATAAAATTTTATTGAACAGGTCATCAGATATTGAAACTGCATTTATGATAAGTAATTTTTTTATAACAATAATGATTATCGCATCTATTGTTCTTGGATTTATGGCAGTAACACAGATATGTACAGACCAAACAGAACGAGGTAAAAATACAAGACTTGGGCTTTATATTTTATTAATATTAACTGGTGGACAAATAGGTTGGATTTATATATTATTATGGGTATTTAAAGTAAACGTTTGCACTTAAAAAAATTAAAAAACTTAAAAAACTTAAAAAAACATTAAAAAACTTAAAAAAAAATTAAAAAACATTATTAATATTAATATTATACATTCTTAAAAAATTAATACATTTTTTAATACGTGAATTTAAAATGTTTTTAAAAATTATAATATTTTCAAGTTTAAATTTATTTATTTTTTTTTCTAAAAATATACCTAATAATAAATTTTGAAAATATTTATCTTTATTATTAACCATTTTAATAGATTCATTTATAGTTTTTACTTGTGTATAAAGTATTAAATTATTAAATGTCGCTATTTTTTTAATAAAAACTATAGGAATATTAAAATTAGGAAATATAATTGTATAAATTGAATTTGATATTTTAAAATTATTTATAACTGTATAAATATCGTTAATTAAAAAATTAATTCCTTTATAGCCATAACATACTATATATCTTTCTGAATTACAATTTCTACTTGTTTGTGGTTTTATAATTTTAACGTAATTATAAAATGTGCAAAGTAACATATAATAAATTATACTATTATGTGAAAACATATCAAAAAATTTTATTATAAACATACCACCTATTTTTTGTGTTTTAAGTGCAAGATAAATTTCACAAAGTAATAATTTACTACTAATTATTTCTTGTGCTTCAAATATTTTTACATCGAAACCTCCATCGGCTGTTACAATATCTACCCCATTAGGAAACTTTAAAAGAATTTTATTTATTTTTTCGTTTATATTTTCAGTAATATCACCATAAAATAAATTGTTTTCTTCAAGATAATTATCATATTTTATTAAGGGATCTTGTTTACTAATTGAAATATAATCAGTTCTTAAATTTTTTTTTCTACGTATATCAGTTATACATTCTATAAAACCACCAGGTGCTTCACAAATAAAAAAACAAGTAAGTTTTTCATTTAAGAGTATAGGTTCAAAATAAATAATTTCGTATAATTTAAAATATGCTCGTGAAATTACTTGTTTTTTACAAAGTAATTTTACAAGTTCATATTCGTGAAGATATTTAGCGGCCGCACGTCTAAATTTTTCAGAATTTTTATCTAAAAGATCTAATTTTTCTTTAGTTTTATCAAGATCATTAAAATTACCAAATTTTTCATTTTTTAATGAACTAATTGTATCATAAATTTTATATTCAAATAAAACTTCATTTTTAAAATGAAATTCATTTATTTCATTATTTAAAATTAGTTCCATTTAAAATCTTAAATTTTAAATCTTTATTTAATTTAATGGGGAATACAAATTCGGTTATCAAAGAAAAATTTGGAAGTATTTATAATAAAGATGGAATTACTAGACCTGGTTATTATTGGAAAAAAGGAAAAAATAAAAAATTAATATATAAAGGTGTTGATATAACCTTACTTCCTGGAGAAGATAAATTTAAAAGCTTAAAATATGGTTATTTGGTAACTAATAAAAGAGTTTTTTATAAAGGAACTCCTATACTTCAAGCAAATCCTAAATCTTTTTCAACTATAACTAGAGATAAAATAAATGAAATAACTAATAATAAAGAACTTATAAAATTAAATTCTGTTTTAGGTTTGGATTACCTTGGAAATAAAAAAAGATTTTATCATAAAAATAATATTATTTATGAAGAATAAAATAGATTTTAATCCATTGAATAAAATAAAGTTTAATCACTCTGTGAATAAAATAATATATAAGCATTATTAAAATTTGTAAATTTTAAAAGTTGATTGTCGTCTATATTTACTTTTTCATTTTCATTAATAATTGTAGTATAATAATGTCCATTATGCATATTACCAATATGATTTATAACACTTTTTAATTTATAAATTTGTAAATTATCTCCATTTTTAATATTAAGTGTTTCATTTAAAATAAAATTTTTAGTTGCCGAGGTGTGCTACTGTAAGTATTCCGATGGCGTGCGTGTAGCCCAGTCCACCTTCCCCGATGAGTTGGGGCGGACCGTCAATGAGTTGACGGT